GAACGCATCAAAGAATTAGAAAAACAAGTGGAAGCATTGAATGTGGACACAAGTGATAACGTTTATACTGCAGAAGAAAATAACGTTATTAAAATTTACAAAATATGGGCTTTAGTTGGTCCATTAGTCGGTGGCATTATCGGCTTAGCATTATAAAATATTAAAGGGGATAGCGCCGTAATGGTACTATCCCCTTTTGTTTTTTAATAAAGCTTTTTACGCTTCTTTATCTCTTGTGTAGAAGGTTCAGCAGCATATGCTTTCTTCTCCCAAGGTAAATCTTTATGTCCTTCAATATAAGCTTTACCGTTATAAATTATATTTCCGTTTTCTCTTTTATGTTTACTGCCGTTCCAGTATACATAATCGTCGTCATAATCTAAACGTCCAGCGTCTATATCTTTAACATGTTGTTTCTCGTGAGCAATTGTTTTCTCACGCTCTACTGGTGATAAGTTAGGATCAACTTCAATCGATCCATCTCTGTTAGCTACACCAGCTACACCTCTTTCGAGCTTCTTAACAGGAGTATCCCATTCGTCATCAGCCCAATCGTCATCACTCCATTTGTCGTCAGCCCAATCGTCATCACTCCACTCATCTTTTTTAACTTTCTTCTGGTTTCTTTTAGCTTTAGCAACGTCAGGTGCAATTTCATATTCATTATATCCTAATTGCAACATTATCTTTTGCCAAACGTCAAGCTGATCATCAAATAAACCTACGAATGAATTTGTAATAGCTATCATATTGTCTAAAGGTACACCTACAAAAGACCCTACCTTGCCGGCCATGCCTACGTAATCATCGTATTTTCCAGCCCAATAAGCTGAATTTAAATCTCTAAGTTTAGAATTTAACGGTGGTGATATTTCTGTAGCAGCTAATGCAATCTTTTCGCCAGAAGTTCTTTCTTGCATAGCTTCTTTTAATACAGAATATGTAGCAGCTGTAATAGCTCCAGGGTTACCTAATGACTTTGCAAAACCTGTTAAAGAGCGTTCAACCGCTTGGAGTTGAAGCTCGTCGATTTTTTCTTCATCATCTTCATCACCAAACATCAATAGAGCTAATAAACCGCTTTGCAGTGCGTTAAACATTGCAGCTTGAGCTACTGTGTAATAAAATATAGACCCAACGTCGCGTTTAATGTTTTCAGATCTGCCGCTTGTTATATCCTGCATTTTTCTTTTAGCATACCTTGCATACTGGAAAGGTGTATTAGCAAATGCATAGATAATTTTACCAACAGTCGACGCTTGTATTTCTGATATCTTAGATGGGTCAGATGACTGCTGAACTTCTTCTGCTGCGTCAATCCATTGTTGTAGTGCTTCAGCTTCAGCTTCTTTTTTACTCATACCAGCTTTAATTAAAGCGTCTCTAGTATTTATATAAAAAGGAGTTCCACCAAATGCAATAGCTAAACTATCCGCCATTTTTGTTGGCCAAAAACCTGCGTTTAATATTTTATCAATTATGTTTTCTTCACCAGCAATTTCGTCGGCAAGAACATCAAACTTAGCGCCTGTGCGCCTATTAACAAGATAATCACTTGTCCATAGCTTTTTAAATATAGCGTTTGCTTCAGGCGAAGCGTATGCTCTCGTAGCTTGGAATAGATTGTTGTTATCTTTGCCAATAAAGTTTATAAAAGAAGTAGTTTGTAATAAAGCTGATCTACGGTTGACGAACATTGTAGACCCAACAGATCGGCCAAGCCATTTAGCAAATACATTACTTTGTGCATCTAACCCAGCTCTATTACGGCCAGTTTTCATACGCTTAATGGTTCCGCGTAAAGACTGCACATACTTCTTACCAAACTGTTTCTCTAATTGATCTAAATTTGTTTGATCAAATATAGCATCAACGTTTTTAGAAAACGTTTCTAGGTTTTTTGTTCTAACACCTTTTTGTACTTCAGTTAGAATAGTTTGACCTAAGCTTTCTGTAAGCATTCTATCGCTATACTTTATATCAACATTCTCGTTTAAAAAATCAGCGAGTTCTACTAATCTAGGATTGCTTTCAACAGTAGCAATCATTCTATCAATAATAGCTTGTTTTTGTGAGCTTTTAGAATTAGGTAAAGGGTCTTGACCATTACGTACCCAATTGTATGCTTTAACAGCAGTCCCAATAGTGTAAGGGGTTCCATCAATATCTTCATTTACATTAAGATCTGATATTATTTCCTTAATTGCTTTTAACTTATTAACAACTTCAGAGTTTGCATTTTGTACACCTCTATGATAAGGATCTAAAATATATTTAGTATAAAACTCTTTAGCTTCTTTACCAGCTTCGCCATCAGGAAATAATGTGTACAACAACCCTCTAAAATCTTCAGCGTTTGGTGGTATAAACCATTTTGTTGGTTTACCTTTACCTTTGCTGGAATATATAAGGTTACGTGCTTTACGATTTAATTCCTCTGTAAACTCTAACTCTTTAGCTTCTTTAATATTGTCTAAAGATATTTCGTTAGATGCAAGCCAAGTGCCTTTAGCTGTATATAATGTTTTACTATTGTTAACATCAACTTCTTTTACGGCTTGCTCAACAAAATCGGTCCATGTTTCTAATGAATAAGAATCTTTTACTACATCATATCCAGCTTGTATTGCTTTTTGTAGGTCTTTTGATTTTCTATACTCATTCTTTAAAGCTTGTAAGCCCTTAAACTGTTTGTCTTGCGAAACACTAAATGCTGGATCTGCTTTTGCAATTCTGCTTTTTAGCCAGCTTTTTGGGTTTAATTTAGATAATCTACTTCCTGGTTTACCAGATAACACTTCAGCAGTCATAGTATCTAGTACTTCTTCTACTGTCATATCCTGTAACGATTTATTATCTGGCATTTTAGTTATACCTAAAAAGTCTTTAAGTATTTGCCAGTATTGTTTTAATAAATCATTCCAAGACTGTTGTTGATTAACTTCTTTAAATACCTTTGCGCCATTTAATCCGCTAACACCAGCTACAACCTCGTCTTTAAATTCAAAAGAGTTTTCGTCAAATTTATAGCCAGAATCTTTAATTCTTTTTACCTGTTCTGCGTATAATTCAGGTGCTTCATTTTTAACTTTTTCAAATATAGCGTTAAAAACACGAGGTGATTTACTATAAACAACTTTATTCCAAACGTGTCCAAATTCATGGAAAGGTGTGTCTAAGTTTGCATCAGTTCTGTTTATATAAACAAAATTACCTGTTTGAAAACCATTAACTCTATCAACAACTTGTTTTGCTTCTGCTTTTGAATAACCTTGATCCATTAGCTTTTGCATTGCTGTAATACGATTTGTTGATGTTTCTACGGTTCCGCCCCATGCGTTTTCTAGCATAGCTGTTAAAGTTCTAGCTGTATCTTCATTTGTTATAGCAGCATCTTTAATTTCATTGAACTTATTGGCTAGGGCTTGATTAAGTTGTTTTTCTTTTTTGTCACGCAAACCTTCTAAGGCCTCTTGTCTTTTTATTTGGAAAGACAACTTATCATCAGGTGTTATATTATCAAGAGCTGCTTTAAAGTCTGCAACGTTTTCTTTGTTGTCTAATGTAAAGTCTGACTTTTCAAACTTACCTTTAATACCCAACTCAGCTGTATAACTAAATGATGCAGCTTTAGATGTTGAACCTCCTGGCTTTAACCTGAACCTTGCTACAACATTACCGTCAAACTTTTTAGAAGGTATACCTTTTATAGGCTCTTTAAAATGGTACAACCCACTATCTCCTATCTGTATTAAGAAAGAAGATTTATCTGGCCCTTTACTAGTATAGTGATCAATAACAGCATCTACGGGTATTTCGACCTCACCAACTAAATCTCTATAAGCAGGAAGTTTTAATATCTGTTGCCATGTTTCTGGCTGTATCTTAGTGCCAAATGGTATTCCTGTTATTTTTTCATTTGCCTTAGGCTTGCCTGGTTTTTCAGGCTTTATTGTCCGACCTTCTATTTCATTTATCTTATCAAGTACTTGCTTAAAAGAATTACTATTAAGTCTTTCTTTAATAAACTGATCTATGACCTTACCGCCTGGATAATTATCAATATCAACGTCTTCTCTGTTCTCAACATATCTAACGTTGCCATCTTCAATTTTAACTGTAAATTGGCCAAGTCTATCGCCTTTACTTGATTTGTATTCAACATTCAATATTCTACCATCGGCAACCCTTACTTGCAAATCAGGTACGGTTGAATCAAAACCACCTGATTGTACTTCTAACACATCAATACCAGCAGCCCTTAAAAATGCCTTTGATGCGTCTTCGTATATAATACCACCATATGTTTTACCAACAAGGTCGCCCTTGTCATACATATCTTTCGCAAACTGAACAGCATAATTAGGTAACATAGCTTTTTCAACAAATTCATTGAAAGCGTCATTATCGTAGCCTTTGTTTTTTACGATATTATCTGCTATAGGTTTTACCATTTTAGCAAATGTATTTGCAGAACGAATGCGCTCACCAATCTCCATTGGGCTATACATTCTATCTGCAGACTCTTCTATAATTTGTTTACTTAAATTATTTATGTTAGCCTGTGCTTCTTGATTGCTACCTACAAATTCTTGCCAAGCTTTTTGTCCAAGACTATCGGCTATTCTTTCTGCAACTTTATCCTTGCGGCTATTTAAAGCATTGCGTCCTTTGGCTGTAGATAAATCTAAATCTTCGCCCATAATGTAATCCGCAAACTCTTTATTAGTTGGAGGTGTAATACTCCATGTTGCAATTGGTCCAGAACGCACTTTATTCAGCCCTGGTGCTGCCATATATAATTCCTTAAGCGTATCTACATTTTTATAAACATAGTTCTTTAAAGCTTTTTGTTTCTCTAGTTGAGATCCTTTAGGCTTTAAAAAGCTTTTTATTTCAGGAGTTAAATATGTTTTAAAGAAATCTTTTTGTTGCTTAACATAGTCTTTAATGTTAGATATTTTGTCAAGCTTAAGATTAAATAGCTCTGCATTTGTTGCAGCTTTCTCAATAGCTGATTGTGGTATTGTTAATCTATCAGCTAATTCAGCAGAGGTTGGCCCAGAATCTTCAGCCATAATACCTCTAGCTTGTGTAATATCTTTATCTGCTTTTTGTTTTGTATATTGTTTTATAATTCTATCACCACGCTTATCTAATAAGCTACCAACATATGCGGCTAAAGAATCATTTTTTTGTGGGTCATAAGTTTTTATTAAATCTAAGATACCACCTTTGCCGTACTTTAAGCCAGATAAAAAATCTTGATAAGTTCCTTTTTGTAAATCAGGAGCAACTAACGACCATTTTCTTGTGGCAATGTTACCAGCTAAGCCGCCAAGCTTATCTGCAATTACAGTTGGATTAGCTTCAGTTTCATAAAGATCTTGAACTTCTTTAGATAGCTTTATACTTCTAGCAGATACAGGATCTTTGCGTTTGATATCAGTGTACTCTGGGTTTACAAATAGTTCTTCTTGTTTTTGTTTTAATTTACTAATTTCTTGTTGGAATATAGCTTTAGACGAGTCATCATAGTTTTCGTCATTAAGCATGTCTTCATACATTGAAATATCTGCAGATACCTGAGTTAGTTCTTTAAGCTGCTCGTCTGACATATTAGCAAATTGGTTTTCTACCATTTTATTGCTATCTGCTAAAACTTGCTTCTTTTCTTTAATTTGCTTATTGATTATTTCTCTAGCTTCTTCTGATGTTGCGTTTTCTGCAGCATTCTCTAGGTCCATTATTTCAACGGCAGCTTGTTTTTGGGCATTAGATATTTGATTAGGTTGGGTTTGTTTTATAACCATTGTACGTTGCGGTGATGGGACAGCCATATTAACAGTACCACCCATTACAGCACCAACGAGAGAATTTCTAACAAAAGATCTACCAGCACCATCCCAAGCATCTTCTCTACCTAAAATATAGTCGTCAGCAGCTCTTTCAATTGTGTCAGCAAGACCTTCAGAAAGACCTTCACCTCCTGCAGCTAAAGCTGTATTAGCTATATTGTTAAAAACGCCTTTAACACCTTTAGCCCCTGCTTTTCCAAAAACTTTAAACATACCTTTACCGATCATTGATGTTACCATTTCGGTAGCAAATTCACCGGCTCCAGTCACTGTTGCAGCTCCCCAAATAGATCCCATTGAATCGTCTTGGTTTTCATCTATAATTTCAGCAGACTTTGAGCCAACAGCAGATAGTCCCAAAGCAAACGCTCCCCCAGGAAGGAAAGCAGCTCCAATACTAGGTAAAGCACCGAATAAATCTTCCGTAAATGCTTTTGCTGCATTTCCATAATCTCCTTCTTGAGCTAAATGAGTATAGTCCTTAGCAACCGCTTCGCCTGTTTCTTCGTCTACAATAGTCCCAAAATCTGTTCTTGCTGCTTGACCAAACTTCTCAACCTCCTCAATAACGTTTCTATCTATAAATTGATCAACGCCACCGGGCAAACCAGGCATTATTGATCTTAGGCTGTCTGTTATTGCTTTTTCACCTTCTCTGTCTAAATTGTTACCAGTGTAGTCATCAAATGTTTTTACAATGGTATCCATAAAATCATATTTAATACCTTTGTACAATGATGCAGCGCTACCTAAAACGTTTATGGCTTGTTTACCAAACCACCCAGTGTTTGTAATATTAGCTATGTTATCTAAAGCCGCCTTTCTTGCTTGTTGCTCTAAGGCTTCTTGTTCTTGGTTATATTGTTCTTCCATTTGATCTATTTGATATTGATCAAATGATATAGGACTATCGAATCCATCTGCTTCCACGTTTTCTGAGGGTGAAATATCTTTCGATTGTCCATTCTCCCACTCAGAAAAAGTCATTGTTTCGTCTTCCATATTATTTTATGTATTTTGGATTACCTCCTGCAAGTGTTACAATTTGTCTTTGTCTTACTTCTGGATTATTAGATAATTTAATTACCTGTTTGTTAACCATAACTCGAAGATTTCCGTTTTTATCAATTTGAGCGTCGTCGATTTTCCCAAGCCCAGCTAAACCGCTTACGCTTTCTGTAGTAATTTCACCTAAATTGTTGTATGCGGATAATATTTGTTCTGTGTTTGTTCTAGTTCTTTGATCAACAGCACCTTCTTTTGTTGCACTAGCCGGTGTGATACCCGTTTTATTAGGGTCATATTTTGTTGTAACTGATTTAGGGAAGTATGTTGCTTCAAAGTCTTGCATTAAATCTTGAACAATATCGTTCTTAATTAATTGCATGTTTTCTTTTTTAGCATCTCCTGTAGCGTTTATAAGTTGCTCAAAGCCATCATAATCAAGCCCTTGCGCTGCCGCTAAGGAACGTAGTTTATTAACATCATCACCTATAACGGTATAAAAATATTGTTCCATTCTAGGTCTTATCTGCTCGGCGCTAACATTACCTTTACCAATACCGTATTTTGTTGCATACTCTTCAATATAAGTTGAAGCAACTTTATTACCGGCATCGACGTAAGTTAATGGGTTTACTTTTTGAACCAGTTTAAAACCAGCTTGACCATTAGCTACTTTCGATACAGGCACCTTTACTTCTTTACCTTGCTCAGTTGTTCCTACTAAGTGTTGAACACCATCAATGTTTTTTACGGTAAAAGAATCTGGGTTGTGTTCTAACGTATTATAAAAGTCAACCATTTGTGGTTTACTAGCTTCTATATCATGGGTGCCTTTACTTTCCATGAATTGCTGACGTAGCTGACCTAAAGTATCTTGCGCTGCTTTAAATTGAGCTGCTTGATCTTTAAAGTTTTGAAGTCCTGCTTTTAATTCAGCGTTGCTTATTTCACCTCTAGCATATTGTGCCTTCATGTTAGAGTATTCACTCTTCCAACCAGAAAGTGCTTCAAGTCTGTCTTTATTAAAGTTTTCTCCGGCAGATGGATCATAGTCTATAACTAGCTCACCCATTTCATCTTCCAGCTCTCTATCGTAACTTTCTTGCGCAGCTCTTTTGTAGTTTTGTCTGTCAATAGCTAAATTAAATCCTTCAGCAGCAGCTGATCCAAAACCTTGCTTTGCATATTCAGGCATTGTAGCTCTTTGCATATAACGATAATCAACACCTTCCATGTCCGGTGTTTGATCTGTCCGTGTGAAAGGAGAATTATATATGTGTGCTATTTTACGCAAAGGTGATTCACCTGCGTGCCTACGCTTATACATTAAGCCTTTAAACTTTTCAAAGGTTTCAGGTTGTTCTAAAGCCAGCCGTTTAATAGGGTTGTCATCCTTTTTACGCTCTAATACGTCATCTTCTCCAAACCAGTTTACACCACCTTTAAACACGTCGTCGCCAAAAAGGCTTTCTATTGAGGATTGTAAAAAACTTTTTTCTTTGCTTCCGCTTAATCTTTCAGCTTCTTTACTACCTTCTGTATGTTTTTGATTACCTAAATATGTACCGCTTGAAAGTAATTGAATATTACCTGGTCCCTTGTTTTCTTTTTGCGGAATAGTAGGAAAACCATTTCTTAATTTTTCAGGGTTGTTAGCAATGTCTGTTCTAATCATTTGCTGAGTAGACGATGTTCCTGAACCTGTTGTATCTCTTACTACTTCTGGTGGAGCTTGTATCACTGTATTCCCCCCACCTCCTGTTGTTAGGTCTGGTTTAGACTCTGGTGTTGTGCTTACAGTTTCAGCTACTGTTTTAGGTGGGTCTTGTTTTGGATCGCCTGTTATAACACCTAAGCTTAAATCTGGTCTTTCAAATTCTATAGTAGGTTTTTCTGTGTTTAAAAACTTGTCAAAACCATTGTCAGGCTTATCTTCTATTTCAGGCTTTTCGTCTTCGTCTAGCTGAGACATGATTGCACCTAAGTGAATTAAGCTACGGCCAAATAAATCTGAACCTGTATCTCTATTAGGATTACTCGCGCGACCAATTGCTTCAAAGTCTAAAAGACTAGCAATACCTTGTCCTAAGTCAAATAAAGGGCTACCCTTCTTTAACTGCTTGTTTATTTTATTGCTCATTAAAATAATCCTTTTATTGCACCACCTATTTTTTTGTCTATGTTTTCGCCTCCAGGTATTACACCGCCTGTTACTAAGCCACCAGCCATTTGACCAATGCCTCCTAGCAATCCAGCAGTAGCTTGTTGTCTAGCTGCATTAGCTGCATCTAGTCTACCTTTTGCTATACCCATTATTTGTTGTTTTTGCGAGTATTGACGTAATTGTAAATCGTCTGCACCTCTGCGTTCAAGAGTTTGTAATCTTGCCGCTTCTTGTGCACGAGCCGCTTGGTTAGCCTGCTCTTGTCTTGCTAAGTCAGCAGATATGTTTTGTTTTGATTGTAACGCAGCTTGTGCAATGGCTTGTGCCCCACCACCGCCTCCGCCTCCAGCTACAATAGCATCTAAGCCTTGCGCGAGTGCTGCGTCTGTCTGTTGCGCCTGAAACTGACTTGCTTGTTGATTTACAGTTAAATCTTCTGCAAAGTTTTCCATTCCAGCGAACTGATTGGTAAGTTGTGTATTTTTAAATGCGTCAAGCTGTTGTTGATAGTCTGATCTTGCTGTGCGTTGTTCTCTTCTTCTTGCACCTCCGCCGATCATTGATCCAACAATTTGTGTTGCGCCTCCAATAATTGATCCCATGTTAGTATTGTATTATTAATTCGTAACTCGGAGTTTCATCTATTGTGAAACCTGTTTGTTTATATTTTTCTAATAATATGCCGGGCTTAGCCCATGCAAATGAATATTTGTACCCTAGATCTTCTGCGAAGTCCGTTGTAAAATCCACCAATAACTGTAATGCATCACTTCTATCATCATCTTTGTAATATTTATCAGAGATAACTATAGCTGGAATTGCAGTTTTTGAGTTTGTCGTGTAAAGAAACATTGCCGCTATTGGGTCTGTGTCTTTGCATACCATAAATCCACCTAAACCATTGTCTGGTAAAAAGTCTCTTTGCGGTACAGGTTGACCGTATTCTTTCCACCAAGATGGTAAGAATTTCCAGTCTGTTTCAATAAGTTTTCTTATTTGTAATTTCATTAAATAGAGGATTGAAACACCTCACTTGAGATAGAATATAATTCTGCACGATCGGTGCTTGTATTGATAATTGTAGTTGTTGCCTCATAACCAATAATACCAGATAATTCTGCTTCTGCTGGCTTTGAAAAAAAGATATAATTTCCTGCAGCCGGTGCTGCTACTTCCAAATCACGGTTTACATTGCATGATAATCTATCGTCTGCAACTGATGTGCATGGACCTAGTGTTACAATACTCGTGCCGTCTAAATAATAAACAATGTCCCCCGGAACGAGGGACACGTTTATCTTATTGTTAAATGTTAATGTTATTTCTTCCATTAGCCTGCTGCTAAATTAACTGTTAATTCAATATAACCTCTTGCGTAAACACCTTGAGCAGGGTCCCATGATGTATTATCATAGTGTCTATTCGAAACACGTATTCTAATAGTTGCTGATTTAGCTGGTTGGCCAGTAGCATTAGCTGCCACATTAAATATTACAGGATTTATATTATCTCTGAATACCCCAACTTCTTGCTGACCAGTAATAACCGCTCCAGATATTATATTATCAGGGTCGCTAGTTACTTCAACATGGTAACCCGGTATTGGATTATTCATATTAGTTGTTATAGGTAATGAAAAATTACCACCTGAGTTTGCTACATTTATTGTTTGGTTGTACGCGTTATTGTAGTTTGCAACTACCGTATGTGTAACACCATTAAATCTTATATAATCTGGTATACAAGCTTCACTGTATTCTGTAACAATTTCCCCGTTAGATTGATCTACTTCAATTATAGTACCGTTATCCATTTTCATAGAAACGTGCGGATAAGTACTATACTGAGCGTCAAATGCAGATGGAGTCCCCACATTGTAAGGTCCATTAGCAACAAAGTCACCAACCACAGGATAAGTTCCTGCTCCATTGTGATATAATGTTCTGGTGTAAGTTGTATTAGAGCATAATCGTTCTAGCCAATTATCATAAGCAAATCCCGCTGGGTAAATACTTAATTCTGAACTATTTGCTACAGAAAAAGATGTATCGTAGTTATAAAAAGTAACGTTAGGAGTTGCTGCGCTAATAGTTATAGGAATTATTTTAACGCCATCGTCTGATCTAAGTTCAAACCTTCTATTAGTTAATGAACCTGTCATAGGACTATTTTCAAATGTATGACCTAATATATATATAACTAGATTATCTCTATTCATTGATATATATCCCATTTCGTCTCCTGATGTCCACGAATTTTCTGTAGGTAAGCTACTGTCGGCATTATGTATACTAGATCCTGTTTGACTAAAATACATATATTTGTTAGTAGGGTGTGAATCAAATAATGAGCGGTTCATAACAATTTCATTATTGTTCAATGTATCTACTAATTTCCAGCCCACGTGAGAATATTCTAAACCTAACCTTGATAGGAATAAATTGTTACTATATCCCGGGTTATATGCATCTTCTGCTGATCTGTTTATGGTAATCGCACTAAAATAATTAGAGCCAGGACCGTTATAGTTAGCGCCAAGCGGGCTTAACGCGTCTACTGTCCCTGTGTGAAAAGGCCAGCTTTGCTGACTTCCGGTTCCACCTGCGTTTAAAAACTTAGCTGAAAATACACGCGCAAAATCTCTATCAGTTGTGTGAGTAGTGTTTTGGAAAGTAACAGTTATTGGCGTTCTTTGGTTTTCTACCGTATGTATCTTAAGAGTGGTTGACTCAAAATCGTTGTTGTAACGATATGGCCAAGCACCAATATAACTGTCACTAAATTCAACACGTATTGCATCATCATTGCTGTCACTGCTTGGATCAATAACCGCTCTAATAGCTGATCTACTAGAATCCGTTGTGTTATTATATCCTAAATAATTACCAAATTCAGTATCACCTCCTCTAGTGTTTGTAAGCGCTGGAGATGTATGAGATGTTCCACCGGTTGTTCTTTGTGTAGCTGTTGTACTTACAGTGTGAAACCAATTACCTGGACAACTAGACATTACGGTAGCACTCATAGGTGTTTCATTTCTGCCATCTAAACCATTTACTCCATTATTAGTTCCGTCGTTATAAACATAACTAGGGTCTAATCCATGCATATCAGTTAAACCTCCACTTTTAGCAGGGTACTGATTAAAGTCTCTTGCTATAGTAATTTCTTTATATCCCATTGGATATATAAACTGAGGGTTAACTAAATTATTGTTAGGGTCTTGAAAGGTTGGTGATACACATACTAAGGCTGCGTCTGGTATGTTAGGGTCTATTTGATGCCATCCACTGTAAGTTGGATTTGCTAAAACTTCTGCTTTTGTACCTTGATAGTTGATATCTAAATTGCTAAAACCAGTAAATCCTTCTTTAAAATCTGCAGCTGTTATTGCGGACGATGAAACGGCTGTTGTTCCAGAATGCGCGTTAGTTACAACATACCCATTTAATGGGTGTTCCGTCCAAGTAGACCTTGCGGATCTACTTTGAAGTACAGATGATTTATTACCAAAAGTTATCCATTCTTTAGGCCACCCTAAGTGGGTATCACTAAAATCTAATTGCGTAACATCAGGAAGCCAGTAATAATTCCTAAAATACAAATAAGATTCAGGATTAGGGCATGTATTGGTTCTGCCTAGTCCTGATATATCTGGTCTCGAATTAGCGTCTAATGGATCAGATCCTGCTGCTATTTCAACTGTGTCTAAGTGTCCGTCATTATCATCGTCAGTATCAGCATTATTTCCAATACCATCCCCATCAGTATCTACTGATTCATTTGGATCTAATGGGAATGCATCATCAGCATCAGGTACACCATCACCATCATCATCAAGGTCTGCATTATTTCCAACACCATCACCATCTGTATCCGTATCTTCTGTTGCATCTAATGGGAAAGCATCAGCGCCATCGTTAATTCCATCTCCATCTGAATCAGGGTTATCTGGATCAGTACCATCAGCAACCTCTTGATCATTACTCACACCATCACCATCTCTATCTGGATCAACGCTATCTGCAATACCATCGCCATCTTGATCAGGAAAAGGTTGTATTAAGTTTACGGTTGTGCTTTCACTTGGGAATGAAACAGATGTTACTGTTAGCTGTCCTGTTATGTTAGCTATTCCGTTGTTTACTTGATTAGGGGTTACCGTTATTGTTGTTGTTCCATCAGGACCTGTTGTAGGTGTTGAATTAAACGCTGCAACTGTTCCAGGGTGAGATATAGTAACAACATCTCCATGAGAAATTAAACCTTGAAAATTAAAGCCCATAATTGTTATAAGCTTTGGTGCACCGGTAGAAGGGTTAAACCCATCACCTTGTAATAGAGAAAGGTTGTTTGAAACCCGTGTAATACCATTTATAGTTATAGTAACGTCAACATTATCATCTCTAAGAGCTGCATCTAAAGCATTAATTCTAGCTTGAAAACCTGCTAAACTTTGTTGTGTTACCGGAAAGTTTGGAGAGCCACTACCAATTACATCAAAATAGCTTGAACCTGTGTTTTGTAGAGCTGTTGTTACAGTAAAATTAAAATCGTTATAATTTGCAGGACTTGTTCCAGTTACTGTAGACGTAAACCCTCCACTACCTGTTAAACTGTTAACATAAACATCCATAGTTGTTGATGCAGTAGTAGTGTCAAACGTGTGTGAACTTTTAGTTGTAGTAGTTCCTGTATTATAAACATTAAGTGTAACCGGTATACTATTGCTATCTAAAGGATCACTTCCAAAACTAATTTCATCACTATCACTATATCCGTCGCCGTCATCATCAGTATCAGCATTGTTTCCTATCCCATCTCCATCGGTGTCGGTGTCTTCGTTCGGATCAAGTGGGAAAGCATCTGCGCCGTCATTAGTTCCGTCATCATCAGAATCTGCATCTAATGGATCAGTGCCGTCTGTAGCTTCATCGGTATCAGAAACGCCGTCTCCATCATCATCCGTATCGGTATTATCACCTGTTCCGTCTCCATCTGTATCTGTATCCTCAGTAGCATCCAGTGGGAAATCATCATCCGCATCTAATACACCATCGCCGTCGTCATCAGTGTCAGCATTATCGCCTGTACCGTCTCCGTCTGTGTCAGTGTCTTCAGTAGGGTCTAACGGGAATGCATCATCTCCGTCATCTACCCCGTCATCATCACTGTCAGCATCAAGTGGGTCGGTGCCATCAGCTGCTTCATCAGTGTCGCTAACTCCGTCACCGTCATCATCTGTATCGGTATTGTCGCCAGTACCGTCACCATCCGTATCTGTATCTTCATTTGGATCAAGCGGGAAATCGTCGTCACCATCATCTACAGTATCATCATCTGTATCCGAATCTAGAGGGTCAGTTCCATCAGTTGCTTCATCACTATCAGATACCCCATCACCGTCGTCATCGGTATCAGCGTTATCCCCTGTACCATCCCCATCGGTGTCGGTATCCTCTGTACCATCTAACGGGAAATCATCATCAACGTCGGGAACACCATCACCATCATCGTCTGTATCAGCGTTGTCTCCAACTCCATCACTATCTGTATCAGTGTCCTCTGTGTCGTCTAGTGGAAAATCATCTTCTGTATCCGGTACGCCATCTCCATCGTCGTCAGTGTCAGCGTTGTCACCAGTTCCATCTCCATCAGTATCAGTATCTTCATTGCCGTCTAAAGGAAAGTCATCATCAGCATCTGGTACACCGTCGCCATCATCGTCCGTGTCGGTATTATCACCAACCCCGTCACCATCTGTGTCAACAGGAGTATCATCTGCGTCTAGCGGATCAGTATCTTCGTTTCCTTCATCTGTATCACTCCAGCCGTCGCCGTCATCGTCGGTGTCTGTATCATCAGGGATTCCATCACCATCGGTGTCTAAGAAAGAATCTCCAGCAATATTTACATCAATATTACCATCATTGTTAGGAATTGTACCAGTAATATTTCCGTTAAGTTGTGTGTGTGGTGCATTCCCAACAGCCGAAGGCCCAGAAACAACACCACCTCCAACAGTAGCTACTAAAACTAAATGTGGAACTTTAAATATATTAGATGTTTCTGCAGTTAAAGTATATGGTTTAGTAAATGATCTTCCAGCTATATCTGTTATAGTGGTTAAATCATTTATAGTCATAGAGGTTTGCACATTGTTAGCACCTCTAAAATTATTACCTGTATTAAAGTCTAAATCTACAATCTTTTTAGCGCCGCCTGTTGGTGTAAAATTATAAACGGCAGGTGCGCTTCCATAATTACCTTGCAATGTCCATGCTACTGTTATTGTAGATATAGCTGTTCCGGTAAACGAAGCCCCTTGTAAACTAGATATCGTAGGTGTTACTGTTACAGATGCAATATTGTTTTGCGAATGTCCTGATGCTATAAAACTAGAAGTTGTTATATTTAAATCAGTATCGTGCCATGTAAACCCCGCATTTGCCGTTAATGTAACACTAAGCTCAGTTCCTGAAACAAGCGATCCAGATGCACCTGAATAAACTATTTGGTAATCATCAACAGTATAATTAGCCCCATCACTAAAGTTTAATATTACAGCTGGTTCGGAGTATGCTACACTAGCTACTAAAGGTATTTCATATAGAGCATCGTCATTTTGAAAAACACCTTCAGAATATTCTAAAAATAAAGATAAATTACCGTTTGGTAACTTTATTGCTTTGCCACGACAAAAATCAACGCCTGGATCCGCACTTGTTCTCAATAGTATTTCGGCACCCTCTACTAGTTTAACTTCGTTAGCGGCAACTTCTGCCGCGGTACCATTTAAAGTCCATGTCCCTCCAGAAGGTGGTGGTACCTCAATGTTTATAATACCTCCGTTGCTTTTACTTCCTTCTGTTTTAGGGCCTAATAGCACGTTGTATTTCCAATCTGCTCCAATTGTTGCTCCACCTTCAAGGGGTTGAGGTACATTAGAATCTGGACAAACAAAGCTTATTGTTATTTTACTTTGGTTTTTTGATTTTATTGGATCAGGTAAATCAGTAATATCTACTGGGTTTGTATTATCATCTTCGTCAAAATCAAAATTCCACACAATATCGTCAACATCGTCAGGTGTGTCGGGTGTACATATTGCATTACCAACATTTTCATCACCCGCTGCACTTGGTATTCTAACGACTTTTTTAAACTTACCCTCAGAATCTAAGGTTAATGTTCCTGATATTGTACTGTATGTTGTTGTTGAGCTTGCTGGTTCAACCGTAGGCGTTAATGAGAACGTCCCAGACGCACCCGGATCTCCTCCGGCTGTAATTAATATAAATCCACCGTTTAAGCCGTCTAAACCGCTTGTATCAACTCTTATCCATTCAATATCTTTACTATCAACTGGTGATTGATTAGTTGGTACAGTGTCGCCAACTTCGGTTATATCACCTGTTGTTACTGTATTGTTCTGTCCGTTAGTATCATCCGTGGGTATTGTTACTATAATATCAAAAGCCCACCCATCATCACTTAAAACACCGTCACCTAAAGAATACGGGTGAGGTAGCTCAATATCTGGTTCAATTGGCCCATTGTCGTCTTCGGGTAGTTCTTGTCCGTCACCTGTTGTAATTATAACAACACCAACAGTATTAGTATCACCTGGCTCACCGTCAGTATCTATATTTAAGACACCATCGCTAGATACATTGCCGTCATCATCTGTGACTATAAACTCGTATCCATCTTCTGTATCGTCATCAAAATCTAAATCACCATTAAAATGTATTACTGATGATCTTGCGTCTCCGGATATATCAATATCCATATCAAAATCTTCGTCAGTAAATACTATGGTGTTAATTAAATCAAACGTAATTCTAACATTAGCTCCTTGCTGTACTATGACTATGTTTTCAAAATTAATTGTATCAACAATTGAAAAATCTGTAGCAACAAGTCTATAGCCTGATTTAGGTGATAGTGTTAACGTCACTGTCTGGGTACCGGCGGTTGTTCCGACAGTACCCGTTATGCTATTTACAGTGTAAGTATAGTTAGCCATATTATGTTACATTAAAGGTTATAGTTCCCTGACCTGTTATTGGTGACGGTGTTGTTGTTCCATCTGGTAGCGTTACACCGGCTAAATTACCAATACCTAAATGATCATTATGCAAAGAATCATTGTCAACAAATTTATATACCTTTTTGCTTTGTATACTGTTATAGGTTTTACGTTTAATTTTATCCTCCTTAAAGAAATCAATAGCTCCATTTGTTCCGCTTGTAGAATTTAAGCTATTTATTTTGCTTATAAGGTTTTTATTGCTTATTCCATTAATATTATTATACCATTTACCTTCCTTTGCGACAAAATCAATAATAGATCCTGATTGTTGATCAGTTAATATTAAAGGCACTTCCCAGCCTTTTGTACCTTCGTAGTTAATAGTTTTAAAAGCTTTTATACTTGAAGGTTCTTGGTTGAATACTGTCGTTAATGTGGACTGATATTGTACGCCATAAAAATTATTACGATTTACCGATGCCACATTATGTTGCCATAAATTACCATTATTGAAAGTATAGAATATATTATTTAATGAAATAGCGTTTTCTGGTTTGTATGAAACTCTACTAACCCATCCTTTTGACTTTTCAGAAAAAGTTAAACTATAATCATCTAATGTTAATACATATTTTCCACTATAAGAGTCATAGCTTCCAACTATTTTATTAACATTGTTTTTTAGTTTATCTCTAAAAAAATCACTCATTCCAGCCTCAGATATTTGTGTAATACCGTCTGTAGAAAGTCTTATTACAGAACCTCTGCTGCTATCAACAAAATACATTCTATTTGCATAGCTAGCAAATGACTGAGCTTCTTTACTTATTCCAAATTCACCCACAAAAGGTGTTGCTTGGCCTAGTACATTTCTTGAACCAACTACTTGAGGATTTCCGTCGGCGTTAAATAAAATATCTTTATCAGCCATAATACTAAATACTTTGTCTTCACATAAAGCAACCAAATTAGTATCTCTTGTATATAGCTTTTGTATACCGCCGTAATTAGGTTCAAGATCTTTAGTTATACCATCAGAGTAAACAAATTGATTTAATCTATTAGTACCTGTTCTAGAGTTAAAAATACCAGAGTATATAAGACCGGTTTTTCTGCGTTCTTGCTCGTAATTTTCTTGAGGTACGTTTACCCTAACCCCTTTTGCTATTTGAACAGAATTAAACTGATCAAATATTCTTTGTGTTTCAATAAAAACTCCATCATCAATAACAGCAACGCAATTATAAAAACCTAGTTTTATTCTATCATTATGTTGAGCAATTGGTATTGATTCACTAGCCTCCCAAAATAAGTTTAAATTACTTTCTTCAATAGCTGGTAATGTTTCAAACCATATAGCTTTTAATATTTGAACCTCATTATCATCATTAAAAACAGATTGGCCAGTTGGCAATACGTCTAATGGCTTTGCTTTACCAGCACTATAATCTTCCCATGAATACTCGTTATTTGTTGCTCTTTTTACTTTAATGAAAAAAGACCCGGATAAGTTTTTTAACGCATTTTCGGTTAAGTCTCCTTTGTGTATAGCAAAAGCCTGCCCAAAAGGATTTACGCCGATAGGTTCTTCTAATGTGAATCTAATAGTATCTCTATTAAAATCTCTACCTGGGTCCGCGCTAAAAGAGTATCCAACTGCAATTTCTGTTATTTTAACTTTGTTTGCCGTACCTGTTTCTGCAACAGTACCGGCTCCAACTCCAAACCATAAACCTCCTTCAACCCCTGAAACGTCTATAACTTGTGCTTCATCATATTGACCTTGCTCTACGTTAGAAACCTCTAAACCGGGTAAACCGGCTAACCCTAAAACAGAATTTAAAGCCGATATAAAAGAAGCTGTGGTTAATCCTTGTTGATTATGATCAGCTTCGTAATAAAGTTCTTTACTTTGTTCTCCATAGTCGCTTGAAGAAGCTAATTGATTATGCCCAACATTAAATCCTGTAGTTAAAAACATTTTGTTTTGATTACTTTGGACATCGTTGGTAAACTTAACTTCTGCACCTAGCCTTCTTAAATCAACTGGTAATTGTGACTTAACAATATCAGGCGCTTCGCTTTCAATTTCTAAAACTTTATGTCTTGAAAAGTTTTTTACAATGTAATTAAATTTTTCAACAGCTGGCTCTGCTGCTTGATTAGGATCAGGAGGTGTTGAAGCTGTTCTAAATTCAGCTTGTTTTATACCAACGTGTACCCGTTTTCTTCTTTTACATTTCCATCTACCAATTACTGGCCTAACTTTATCTCCAGCCTCTAAATCAACAGACATTAAAGAATAAAATCTATAGTCACGAGCTAAATTTGCTCCAGCTCCATTTCCTGTAAAATCAGCTATTTTAAACCTAGGGTCTTTTTCAAAGCTAGTTTTTAAATCCCTAAATGTTTGCCCATTTCTAGCTACTTGAAAGCTAGAAGCTGTTTTAACATAGCCATTACTTGTTTGATTTTCTCCGAACCATTCTAGCTCTCCTTCAAACTCAAATGTATATTTACCAGGTACGGTGCATGTAAATATAGCTTCTGGGTTGGACTGGGACATACCGTTTATGTCGTCTTGTTGACCATGCCCGTCGTACCAATCTGGGCCGCCAGCATTTCCGTCCCCAGGCGCCCAACATATTCTATCTTTAGTGTTTGTATCAGCTTCCCATCCTACGTTTACATTTCTAATATTAACACTGTTTAATGGTGTAACAAAACCTAATTGGTTTGAACCATCGCCCGTCGTAACACCCGTGGGATTATGAGTATGTCTCCTTGGTGCTATAAATGTATCTTCGTCAATTTTATTTCTTTCAGAAGATGGCACTTGTAACCAAATAAACTCACTATTTATTTTTTCCTTATCACCGTCGTTGAATGTATTATAACAAACAAAATTATGATGATCTTGTGATGTATCTTTTATATAGTATTTAAAATGTGTAGCCCAACTAGGAGCATTTCCTATTATTTTAGCATCTAACGCTTGTCTTTTATTAGTGCTAAAATTAGTTGTATAACCTGCGTTCCCTGTTATAAGCGCTCCTTGTCTCCCGTACTGGTCTTCATATGCTACCCCTATTTCGTAATCTCTAAAACCTTTAACACTTAACCCGTTATTTGAATCAATTGGTTGTTGTGATACAGATATTAAAGCTGTTTTTGGTTGTTCAAAATTATGCAAGTAATTTGCATATATTAACCTATTAGCGGTAATCTCTTGAGCTTTAGCTTTTAGTGGTATTGAATCAAAATGTCTTGATAGTTGATTATCTGGTAATGCAGAATAAAAAGACCTTTTTGTAAATGTTTGATCATCTATATAATTTCTACCGTTTCTATATCCCCAATCTTTTTTAAGAATAGTCTTTAAAGTGTATACTGTTGTACTTATTGACTCTGTGTATAGAATGTCTATAGCAATAACATCTTCAGGCCCTCTAGGTATATTTCCTACTGTTATCTCCGTTACAATGTTTTTAACAGCTTCGTTGTATCCTTCTTTATAATGGTCTAATGCACTATATTCGTCCGCAACAAACACAGGCTCAGTGAAAAAAGAAAATGGACTATATTCACCATCAGCATATTTCCATCTATATGCAAATTGTGGAAATATTTCTTCAAATGGTAATTTGTCTGCATCAGGATTAGTGCTCACCTCAAAGCTTAATCTTTCTTTTGGGTGTTTTTTTATTACAGCAATATCTATTTCAGAAAAAGCTCTGTTATATACTTTAGTAGGAACATTTACGTGGTTAGCGTCCCTCCATGTTTCAACATTAATCTTACGCGGCTCATTTAAATCATCTGTCCAGAATAATAAATTATCAATTATATTTATACCTGTAATTGGATAATCTTCCGAAAGATTTAAATCGCCTCTTATTAATATTGATATTACATTATTAGTTTGGTTAAATTCATATATACCGTCATACGATGGCGAAGTTATGATATAAAACATTCTATCATTAGCCTCATCTTCAATAGAACCAATAACTTTAGCATTAGTAGGTATTGAATTAGCTCCAGCTGAAATTATTTGATTACCCATAAGGTTTTCAACTGTACCCGCATCGTCGCTTTCGGAAGACACTACGTTTATGTTAAGTGCATCTCGGTATTCTCCGGATCCAATCAAGCGCTCGTCTAAATCTTTATTTAAACGCCCCGCTAGAAACGTATTTTTAATTTCCGGCATAGTGTTAGTGTTTAATCCATTTCGCTTTATTTCTCAATACTTGAGCAAGCTCTTCAGATTTATAGTTAGTTAATCTTATTTTTGCATTGCGTAGTTTAGCGGCTGCTTCTTTTTTATACAAAGGCGCTAACTGTGCAACACTCGGTCTTAGCTTTACTAGATTGTACAATATATACGCGTATAAAGCATCCTCAGCTAGCTTTGGCACATAAACCTTAGTAAGATCATCACTATCAGCTAAACCATCAGAAATATACTCTAAAATGATTAATTTATTTTCTCTATCCGCAAAGCTTCCATCAAAAAATATAATTCCACGTACAGTGTCAATATAAAAACCGCCACCTTTACGCATATCCTCTGGGTTACTACCGTATCTTTTATTGAAGTAAGAAAAGTTATCGTGATTGTAATTATTATTGTAATAATCTTGTGCAGCTACTAAATCTCTGCTGTCATCTTGAAAGTCTTGTATTGCTTCTGAATTAGCAGCAAAGACTTGCTTGTCGTCGGAATCATATGTGTAATTAAAATTACTATCTTGCACCGGTGCCTGCGGGTTAATTGCTCCTCTTACAGGGTAAACAGGTATTTTTATTCCATCATCAGCAACCATTGATACTTTAACATAGTTGACGTAATCTTGTGGTAAAGGAAATTGCAGAGCTGGCCCTAATTCAATCTCAATAGATTTCTCAGAATGCAATACGTCATAACTAAACTCTTGTAAACCGCGCTGGGCCCAAAAAGCTATTTCGTAATCCGGCACTTTATTAAGCACTTTGTCATCACCTATGTAAGATATTACAAAGCTTTCTATTATATCTTGTAAGCTTGATCTTTGATAATACCCTAGTTGTAGACCTTCGAGTACGTCATCTCTGCCTTCAAATCCAGCGTAATACTGCTTATCGTTATATTTTAATTTAGATCCTGCCATTATCGTTCAGATTGAGTTATTTGTTGTTCTTTTTGTGCAGTAGCTTGCGCAACATCAACCGCTTTTACAGCAACACCTGCGTATTGACATATTTTTAGCACCAGCTCAGTAACTTCAGAGGGATGTAATTCAAAATCAGTAGATGTATTTGCGTTATATAACGGCTTGCTATTAACCATAGTATAGTCCCATTCAACTTCAGCAGGTGTTCTAACATAGTTGATTGTTATGGTAGGTTCTGTTGTTTCTGTTGCGTTAGGTGGATCTGGAATACAAACTAAACCGCCTTCGTGTCTAACATATATAGGTTGACGCACTGTTGGCTTAGTGTATTTTGATCTTTTAACATATGTAACATGCTTCGCTGACACTTCTTGTGCAACGTAATCGTCGTCATATATTACAGATACCAGGTGATAAAAATTCGATGGGTAAGGGTAATATCCTTGCGTAGTATTACCTGCTGGATTTGTAAAAGTAGTTTTAGATATTGTTTCTTCATTATCAAAATAAGAAATCTTTTCCTCAACATTACTTTGTATATCCGAATAGTCAGAACTATTTGTGGCTACCATGTTACGCATAGAAAAGTAACTGTGAAAAATCTCTTGTTGCGCTTGATTTGCAAAAAGGTTAAATTCAACTGGTGGTAAATAACCACGCTGCTCTTTATTTAGTATTTTTTGTACTGTTTGATATACTCTATCGATTCCTACCATTTGTTATTTATTAATTAGTTGGTTATAGTTAAACGAATAACTATAACCTGGTATTTTACGAAAGCTTTTTAGTAATTGCTTTCATAACGTCTACACCTTCGTCTGTTTTTAAGAACCGTGCAAACGCTCCATATGGGTGTTCATCAAATGGAACAGTTAAAATCTTTTTACCGTTAGACGCCCATTTGAATACTGTATTGTCGTCAGTTAAATTAACGATATTAGCTTCTACAGCTCTATTTGCTAAGTTACGTAGTTTAATATCTTCGTCATTAGCAAGCTCTAAGAATAGTCCTGGATCGTTTTTAGCCAGTAAATAACAGTCACGTTTAATTTCTTTTGATGACATTTTAGCTACGTCTGAACCAACTTCTGTACGTAATATAGCTTCAAGATGCTCAATATCAAGCTCTTGCACTAATTTAAGCGCTTCAAGCTCAAGCTCAATAAATTCAATATCGTCGTTGGCTTCTTGTACATAATCTAATTCCATCCAAATATTGTCTCTATCTGGGTGAAACTCAGAAAGTAATTGTTGTAACAATGGATTTGTTCGCGGTACAACTAAGTTGCCATCTGTAAATACGATATGCTCTAATTGTGCAAAACCATCTTGTTCGTCTCTAAATAAAGACTTTTGGTTTTTAGCATATCGTAATTCGCGGTTAGTCTTCTTGTCTTCATCAAAAAAGATTAATCCTGTGCTTTTAATTTTATAAGTTAACGGTGCTAAACCGTTTCGCAGAACATAAGTTCTGTCTTTAATTTCCCAATTTTTTACCATAATATATAATTTAATAAGGGTAAGTAATACCCCTGAAATTACATCAGGGGTAAAACCTACATTAATCAGTTAAGATTATTTTTTCAACAATACGAAGTTGTTAGCTCCTTGAGTGATTAAACAACGCTCAGACAAGAATGAAACTCTCATCTCATCGATAGTAGAAGTAGATGCTCCTACAGATCCAGTGATCCAAGTTTTCATTTTGCGGTTGTCAGTTTCAGAAGCGCGGTAACGTACGTGTAAGAATGGACGCTTGATGTTTTTACCAAGATCTTGATCGTACACAGTAGAAGTACCGGCAGGAATGATAGCTCCTTCGATATCTCCAAATCCTCCGCGAGTAGCGAAGTCATTTAAGTATTTCCAGTCAGTTTTATAGAAGTCATAAGACCCACGACGGAAACCAGAGAATCCTAAGTTAAGTGCCATATCCTCAGAGTTATTGAATACTCCGTAAGAAGTACCGCCAGTTCCGTAAGAATTTTTAGCAGCTAAAGCATCATCGATTGCTAAAGATAAGGCACGGTTGCTATAGATCATATTTTCTTCGATAGATCCGTTCTTATCTAATTGCTTCAAGATGTCATCAAATCCGCTCATATCAGTACCAAGATCTCCAGAAAGATCAGTGTATACATTTCCGCGAGCTTCTAATGCAGCGAAGAAACCTTCAGTTCCAGTGTAGTCAGAAGACAAAGTAGATCCAGTTGCTTTTTTCACTGATTCAACCATACTCATTTCTAAGTAGTCTTCAAAACGCTGACGAGTTTCGTGCTCAGACTTTAAGTACCATAAGTACCCTGATTTTCCACCATCACCTTCAACTTCGATCCATCCGATTTGAGCAGTGTCAGAACCGTTGATAGCGTAGTTGTCTTTTAAGATGATTGGTTTGTTGGTGTATGAGCTGTAATCAGCATCAACAGATCCAACCATAGAATCAGTTCCTTTGGCGAATTCAGATCCGTAAGCTAATACAGTTGCTTTGCTATACCCAGTAGCTCCAGTAATTGCAGCCCAGTTAGCAGCACTATAACATACAGCGGTGAAAGTACCAGTTGTAGCAGAAGCGTTGGCTCCAGCAACAGTTACAACACCTTTTAATACAGGTCCTACAGCAGCGCCAGAAGCGTTTTTACCTTGAACCATTACAGTTTGTCCAGCACGGAATACAGGAGCAGCTCCAGAAGGAACAGCAGATCCGTCAGGATTAGCAGCAAACGTTACAGTAAATACGTTACCAGCGATAGCAACGTTATCGTAACGAGTGTGCAAACGTCCTTGCTCTACCCAACGAATTTCGTCAGATGTAGAAGGCATCTCAGCTGATACCATACGTAAGAAAGAAGAGATAGAACGATTTCCGTAGATCTCAGCTTCTTTTTCGTATACGTCAGGTAAGAATTGTTTTGTAAAATCAAAATCGGTAATATAGTTACCTTGGAATAAAACTCCTTTAGTAGACGAAGGAGTTAAGTTTTCAATGCCAGTTAATGCCATTTTAATTAAGTTTTAAGTTATTTTCTTAGTTTAATCTTTAATTTTGAGCTAGAATCTCCAGAAACTACTCTAAACTTTTGACCAGTCTTAGTTTCGATTACACCTTCTTGTCTTGGACCCATATCAATATTTTTAGCCTCCTTAGCGGATGTGCGCAGAGCATCGGCACGGCCTTGCTCATAAAAATGTTCTGCTAGTTTATCTGCATTACGCGCAGCAAACAAAGCTTTGTGGTATCCAACGGCATCTTCGATTTCGCCTTTGTCGTTTAAATAATTACCTATGAAGTTCGCAATATCACTTTGCGCTGTTTTAGTTTCAGCTGCATTGTTTACTTTAAAACGATATTTATTGCTTCCAACTTGGAAGTCAAAACCTTTAAAGTCATTATTGAAAACATCTTCAGTTTTCTTTAAAAAAGTTTGAGTAAGTTGCTGATTAGCTTCTTGGCTCTCTTTATAGTTATTATATTGCTCAAAAGCTTCTTGGTATTCGGTAGGAATATCTTGTTGCTTATTCAACTTGAGGTCAGCATAATATTTCTCACGATTACTTTGAAGGAACTTTTTTGCATTATAAATCTCTTCTTTAAAAGCTCGCTTACGAGCTCTAATAGTTCTTTGATCGTCATTCTCCTCGTCATAAGAGAAGTTATCCTCTAAGAACTCTTCTATTTCTTTAGAATCCCAAGGTTTAGACTGTCTGTAATATTCTCTTAGCAAATCACCATCAGGTAATTTATCTAAATCCATATTCAATCTGACGTAGTCTTCAAGAGAACCACCAGTCTCTTCCATAAACTCAACCAGCTTGTCTACATTTTCTGGTAAATTAACACTTGGTGTTTCTTGTACCGGCTTTTCAACTTGCTCTTGAACTATGGGTTCTTCTTTAACCTCTTCTTCAGCTTGCTCAGGTTCGTCTTCAATTAATTCTAAAGGACTATCTTCGTCAGCTAAGTCTTCTTCAATCTCTTCAACTGGAGCTTCTTCTTTTACAGGCTCTTCTTCTTTGTTAAGATCGTTTAAGTTAATTTTAGGTGTCTCTTCAGTTTCTTGACCAGCTGCCTCTGGGGTAATATCACCTTTTTCGACAGCTTGGTCTAATACTGCTTGTTCTTCTTGTTGTGCTGTCTTTTGTTCTGTACCTTCAACAGCACCTTTTATTTTCCATTCACTCATAATTTGATAATATAAAATAGTTTATTTTTATTTTGGTTCAAAAGCACTTAGGTCAAATCCACCAAGCACATCATTACCTTTAGACTCAAAAGGTTTTTCTTTTCCTTGTGAGATACGCTCTTTACTATTAAGTTCCATTTGCTTTAGCTTCATGTTAAGATCAAACTCGTATTGCATGAGTTCTTTCTTAGTCTGCGCTTCAACTTCAAGTTTCTTAATATCAAACTGTGTTTGTGCTTGCTGTAATTTCATTTTAGCTTCAGCTTTAATATTTTCAGCTTGTGCTTTTGCCATTTCAGCAGTTTCAGCAGCTTTACCGTTTGCTTCAGATTGTGCAGCTATATTTCTTTCCGCTATCATCTGGTCCGTAGCCATTTTCTTTTGTCTACGGTATTTTAATAATTGATTAGCAAGTTTTATATTTTTAATTTGTCTAATATCAATTGCATCTTCAAGATGTATTTGATCTCTTGACAATGCCATTTGAATATTTTGCTCAACCAATTGTTTTTCGTCTTCATCAGGATCTAATTCTAAAAATATGCCAAAATCATGTAGATGAAGATTTTCCATTTCTTTTAATGATCCTACTGAAAATTTACCAATGCTTGTTACTAAAGCATCTCTTTGTGGGTGAAACTCTAATATATCTTTAACACGTATTGCAATTGCTTCTGCAAGTGTTGTAGTAATATACATAGAACTGTGCAGTATGTGTCTTGTTGCTGTATTTGAATTAGCAGCAGCGAGTTTTTGTACACCTACTAAAGCATAAGGGTCAGGATCAGATCCGTCACGTGCTTCATTCAATCCTGTTACATCTCTTATCATATTAAGATAATAATTGTATGATTGAATAAGCAATGCGCTTTGTTGACCACCACCACCTGGTAATTCTTGAATTGGTATTTTGCCAGGATTCATATCCCCCTCAACTGTCATTGATCTACCAATAACAGATCCTGTTTGGAAATATAAGTTTAATGCTTCTTGCGGGTTGTAACTTGTACCGTTACCTAAATCAATTTCAGCTAAACCATCTGCGTCTAGATAAACACCTGATGGTGTCATTCTTTGAATCACCTGTTGTAGCTTTAAGTGAGTAAGTTGAATTAAATCTGCATACGTTACCATACGAGATACTAAGCTTTCAATCTTACCTTTATACATACGTGGTGCACTAACTACATAATTCATCATTACGCGATTTGCGTTTGATTGTGGTCTTACCATATTAGTGGCTTTTTCCCACTTAAGTAATTTATCAGTGCCCAACACTAAAACACCTTCGTAAACAACTTCACGTGCTTGCGCAACACGTTCAAATCTTGTACGCTGATCTTTTGGTGGGTTAAAAGTATCATCTTTTTCAATCGCTTTTTTAGCGCCAGTAGATGTTTCTTTTATTTTATATACGCTCTTTTCCCAAGTCTTCCAGTTAAAGTATAAGACAGATAATGTATTACTGTCTCGTTCTTCAGCTGCGTTATTTGTCGCATAGTCATAGTCTTTATAATTAGTTGACTTTTCTAACGCTTCTTTAAACTCTTCATTACTTAGCTTAGGAAATTGTTTTCTTAACTCATTACTTTTAATGTGTTTTACTTCACCAAAGTAATAACAGTCTTGAAAGTTAGGGTCTTCTGTAAACGAGTATACCAGATTAGCTGGATCAACATATTCTAATGTAACACCATCTGTGTTATTAAAACCATGCTTTGCTGATGATATACCTAATACAGTTTGGTCATAATCTAAACGTTTTTTTAGCTCATGATATTTGTTCTTTTGAAACGTGTTTTCAATAACCTGCTCTTCTGCTATTTCAATACCTTGCTTATAATTAAGCTGCATGTGTAACTCAAGCTCCTCTGTAGACTGAGGCAGCTGACCAGCTGGAATTTCGCGAGCATCAACGCCCATTATAGATTCCATCTCAATCATAAGTTCTTGAGTAGCCATTTCGGTTTCCATTAACTCAACAAACTTGGTTCGTCTTTCAGTCGCTAATGGATCCTGAGCAAAAGCTTTTATAGTAAACAGTCTATCCTGCATTCCGTTCACCACAATATCTACAAACTTAGGGATGATAGGCACAGGTTTCCAATCTAGGTTTAAGTACGAAAGATCTCCATTAATAGAAAATTCATCCTTGTACTTTTGAATAGATTGTTCTCCCCTGGCATATAACCGAAGTTTGTGAAATTCGCGTTGGTTCTGCACGTACCGACCTACGCCGGAATTCCTTTTGAACCATTCGTGCTGTATACCACGCGCCACTTCCATACCGTAATCTTTGCTCTTTTTAACAGAGTCAGAAACGATTTGGCTGGGAAATTGTGTGGATGTTTTAGCTCCTGCCATTATCTTATTATTTTGCTATTTATTCCGTTATTATTATATCTTGAGAAACCAAAGTCAATTTTTCTTACTTCTCTTTGGCTTCTTGATGCATATAAATGTTTCTGACATGCCATTATAGCTAAGCCAGAACTAATTGATGCATCAAATTTTGTTCGTTTAGTAATATCAAATTTAGCCCAGTCTTCTAGTGTTCGTTGAAAATACATATTACCGCAATCTCCGTTTTCCTTAAGGCCAACATGGTCTTCAATATAACTTTCAATTGCAGCAGCGTGTGCTTGTTTAATATCTTCAGAAGAGTTAGGTATTCCACCTAATTCTTTTTCACTAACAGATAGTTTACTATAGGTTCGATCTGGACGATTCATTGAATAACCTCTATAACCTCTTCTTTTAATATGATATAATAATCTTGGTTTATTGTTTTCTGCTAGTATTGGCATTCCATAAAATACAATAGCCATAAGCACGTCTTCGAAAAATATTTCAGCGGTTTGTGGTCGCGCTACATATTCTAAAAAGAATTGGCTTGATGGTACGTTAGCTAACATACTGTATGTGGTCAACCCGTGCAATGCTCCATTAGATCCACCACCATCTGTGGTTCCACTAATATCATAACTATCACAACCGAATGCTCCACGGTCTATATTACCCGGGTATTTAAGTCCATTCTTAACAACAATATTATTTTGCATTTCTACTGGAGGTAACCAAGATACTTTAAAGCGTCCTTGTGGATTTGGATGCCACTCTACTTCAGAATCTTTTACTCCGTTTTTCCATTGAAACGACCCACGCGTTACGTAGCCGCTCATTGTCATTTCTTCATTGAAATCAATTTGCTCGTATATCCTGTTTAGATTGAACAATGATTTTTGTATTTCATCTCTGAATGCGTGCTTTTCGCTTCTAGGGAATTGTCTATAAAATTCATTTAGTCCGTCATTGTTACCCTTAAGCCCGTCTGCTTCATTCTCCCAATGCTCGATAACTCCATATCTGATAAGTTCTCCGTCGATTCCAATGACTGGTTCTTTTGGAGTATCGAATACAGGAAATCCATAACGATCGATGAATCCTTCGTAATTCCATTCCATAGGAATGAACAAAGCGTATAGTCCACTAGCAGTCTGCCCATTACGGTTTCGTTTTGTTGCATCTGAGTCATAGTAAAGTTTTTTAAAGTTATCTCCTCCTTTATCTAAAGCATTAGAGGTGGATCCCATCATGCACTTCCCAACGACCTTAGCTCCTAGTCTAAGACAAGTTTTTGTAACACGCCAGTTGTTTAATATATTATCAGGTCTTTCCCATTTGCCACTTTCATCGTGTACCAGTAGCTGTAGCTTTTCGCCATCATATGAGTTGTCCCCTGTGTTCTTCCAGTCTATTGTTGTATCAAGCCCTTTTTGGCCTTCTCCTTCGGTTGTCTCAGTGATGGACTTACGGGTAAGTCTTCTTGAGGGTACTTTATACGATAGTTCTGTCTTTGGCCGTTCCATTCCGTCCTGGATTGGTTTAAAGAAGAATGGATAGTTTGCTGAGATTGGTACAACTTTGTCAGTAAACATCTTTTTAGCATCTCCACCAGACTTTGATAGTATGCCGAATCGTGCGTCTCTAGACATTGTAGCTCGGTTAACCGTTTCTGAACTTGCCATAAAGGAAAAACCAGAGCGTCTGTTCTTGAGGTAACACATTCCGTAACTTCGTGCATCAGCGACGCATGCCTCCCAGAAGTAATAGAAGATTCTATTAGCTTGTCTAAAGTCTGGTTGTCCAACGTCGATCTTTGTCCAGTTGAGGTATACATAGTGCGACCCTGTAATGTAACACGGGGTGCCGTTGCACATGAACCAATAGCCATTACTACGACGAGTAAACTCAGCTTCAATATATTCATAATACTGTTCTTTAATATCGTCTTGTAGTAGCTTAAATTCATATATAGATTTTATTTTATTTAAAGAAGCGGGTTTTTGTGTTGGTGTAAAAACCTGTTCTTCTGGTATATTGCTATTAGATTGTATATCCGAAGTTTCAGGTAATCCTATTCGTAATCCCTGTATTTCGTATATTTCTCCAATTGTTCCGTCTTTGCTTATTACAACACAATCAAGATCTTCATTGTAACCGTACTTAAATTCTTTTTTCTTATTAAGCTTTTTTACAAATTTCTTAAGTAAGTGATCTGTATGTACTGTATAGAGTGTTTGCTTATACATTATTTAGCTCGGCCCTCCGCGCCGAAAAACGTATCAGCTTTTGACTTTGGTTTATCTTCCATCATTGAGTTAATTTGCTCAACTCTTTCAAGCAGTGCCATAGCGTCTTCCATAGCTAATCTGTAAGCCGAAGCTGAAATTTTAACTTTCTCAGGATCTAGTTCTTCTGGATCCATCTTCTTGTTCATTACCTTAATCAATTCGTTGATTGAATTTTCAGCAGCATCAAGAATAAGTTTGCGTTTTTTCTTTATGTCCATAGTTGATAGTTATTTCTTTGGATAAAATTCTATATAGTTTTTTATCATCTATGTTAAACTCATATTCTGAGTCTGGGGTAAAGCCCACCAGATCGCCACAGGACAACCCTAATGAGTCTAAGTATTCATTAGTATATGTAAGCTTACCTATAAGTTTTTTCTCGGTTTCTAAGCTCCATATGTCGTCGTTTTCAACGGGCTCTACAAAACAATATTCGCTAAGACAACGCCATTCTGTGCCGTTGTGTATAGCAAATACCGAATCCGCATCAACCATATATAAATTTTCATCTATATAGTTAGCAGAGTTTCTTTCATTACCGCGTACATCATACCATCTTCTAAATACATTATGATGTACTATTGCTTTGTCGCCTGATTTTGCAATTGTTTTAATATTAATAGGAACGTTAACTATTGTGCCTACACGGTTTACAAAATGATAATCTCGTTCTGTTACTTCGCTGTTTAATATTAATTCGTTACCATCGACATCAACTTTATTGTTGTACCGATCTTCAGTGGATATAATATAATTGTAAAGTGATTTCATTAATAGTCTAAATTGTATTCAATTGAAACAGGCATGTTGCTATTAAAATGTTTCCAAGGCAATTGATTTCCTTCTTTTTCAATGAATATTTTATATTCGCCATTATCTTCTAGTATATCACATATACGGTGCCCACCATATACTTCTTGTCCTACAGAATAATGCATTGCTTCATTCTTGTAGTCTTGACCGATTGATATTTTTCTAATTAATTTCATTTAATATGTCCATATTGTCATACTCGGCGCATCAGGATACCCTATGCCTACGTGTACAAAGTTACTTTTTCTTGAAATACCTATACGAGTAAACCCAACGTCAATGGCGGCTTTAACTAATTTAAAAGTAGCTTCTCCCCCTACACACTTTATATCTACAGCGGCACCATATGTATGCTCACCAGGTTTAGATTTTTTAGCTTCAATTGGATGATCTGGAGATCTATATGATGAATTTAAAACTATTGGATGCCCATAAGCTTCTCTTAAAGAATCTAACATATCTAAAAGCTTAGAGTCCATTTTATGCATATTCCCTTTAAAGTCTCCTTCGTCTGTAAAGTATTTCATATAATTTTATTTATCTATTTCTTCTATAATTATTTCTAACTTCTTTTTCAAAGTCGTGCAAGTTGTCCATGTTTTCTTTAGCTTGGATTGCTACTTTTTCAATCTTAAGATTATACTCAACTTTTAACCCATCAATGTCTTTTACACTCACCTCTTGGGCTGGTAACTCCTCAGCTCTTTTTATCCTTGTGTCTAATTCACTAATTTTATTTTGCAAGGAATAATAGCTACCAATCATTGAAGCCACAACAGTAAGCACTGTAATAACTTGTGGTAGGCTAATATTAAAATCTACTTTACCATCTCTATTCCAATCAATTCCTGCCATCGCATATCTTTTTATAAATATTAATACCTGTGTAAATAATAGTTAATAAAAGTACAATTGTTTGAAGAAGAGGATTAATTCCTCCCGCCCATTCGCTACTAGCAAATAATGCTGTTATGTTCAATCCGTAAATTTTTAGATCTGTCATTTGTGTTTGTTGTTGCCCATGATTTTCTCAGCACCTCGCGATCCGAAATATCCGATGAAAACCAGTTGTAATAATTCTTTAACAGTAGATAGCTCTTCAAGCTGCAATCCCCATCCTATAACAAAAGCTATTGTTAAAAAAGCTAATGTTAATGGACGAACATTTGCAGCGAGCCAACTACCAGATCTTGAGTCTGCAACCCATCTTCTGGTTATACCGTCAAATTCGTGTATCTCTTGTTCTAATTTCTTTAACGCAATATCTTTGTCTTCCGCTGGCATATCAGATCCACCAATAATAGCTTTTATGATTCCGCCAACAGGAGTGTCATCAGCAATTGCGCCTACGACACCTGGAATTTTTTGTAATAAAAATTTTCCAACATCAGTGTCCTTGAATTTCTTTTTTCCCATCTTTCTTTTCTACTATAAACCAGTTGTTACGTTTGCTTTTGTATTCTAATATATAATCTAAGTATTTATCAATTTTCTTTTTCCAATCTCTATCAAGAACAGGATTAATAATACCACTTTTATATGAAGAGAATACTCTATCAATTACTGTTGGGTCATCTTGATAATCAAACATAACTTTGTTTATATTAAAGAATGATCCTTCATGTAAATGATTGTATACGTCAACAGGTTCGATTTCTTTCCCAAGCGCCACGGCATATGATGCGGTTTCGCTCATGTGAGTTGTAAATACTTTATTCGCTTTTTGTAAGTAATAATACATATCAATATCGCGGGGTAAAACACTATCTTCCCCAAAGAAATCTTTTAGTTCACCAATAACCGCGTGTGTTGTTAATGGATGTGGTTTAAAATAAACATCATCTAAATATTTATCTTTTATCCAACGCAGTTTATTTAAGCAAACATGTGATTTAATTTTGTTTGACCCAGGAAGAACCACTAAATATTTTCTAGCAGGATATTTATCAAAAGTCTTTTTGCGATGTTGGTATTTGTTTACCATGTCGTTTTCAACGTAATCACGTAAAGCTTGTGCATATCCTGTTGCATATTCTGTATGGTCATTCAAAGCATCAGTAATCATTCTCGTACGAATATCAAAACTCAAAGGTTGGAATATAAAGTGATTAGCATATTCCGTGTACCCCATTGTCCAGAAGTCGTAAGGCTCGTCTGCTATAACGTCATACGAAGCATCAAGCCCAACCTCTTTTATTCTTTTTAAAGCGTATTTTTCAACTTGCTTTAATACGTTTAAACTTTTACTTTTCTTTAAACTCCCAATTCTTTCTCTAAGAGTTTTTTGGTCAAACATTTCCATATAATATAATTAAAGTGTGAATCTTTTAAATCTTTGATCTGTTTCGTCTCCCCATATTATTTCTGTTCCGTTATTAATAACACAAGGAGCTCCAGGCCTACCGCTTGCAGTAGCAGATGAATATGTTTTAGCGCTGGCTAAATCATTACCTGTTGCAAAGTTTATTTTATAAACATTAGGGGTTCCTGTCAAGGCAACACCTATATATTGTGTACCATCATAATTCATATGACCACCGTATGATCTTATATCTGAAACACCTACTGTTGATGGGGTTATTGTTAAAGATTGCTCTTGTGTGACTGTACTTGTTATATCGTAAGCTGTAGACAAAGAAAACTTGGTTAAAGTACCTGTTGTTTGACCTGAATACCCAAAAGTGTACATTGTATAACCTTCATTAGTAAAGTTAATACCATATGTTGTTACTGGTGCTACTAAAGATTTTTCATTTGTTCTTGTGCTTAAATCCCAAGCTGTGGTTAAATCGTAAGTATATATATAATTTGAACTAGTTACAGCAATTGCCATAAAAGTTCCATCTTTATAAAACTTAACATCCCCAGCGTATGCTTGTGGTGGATCCCACGAGTTATAAGCTGAACCAACACTATCTATGTCATAAGGCGTAGATAAATCCCACTGTCTCATCGTATTGCTAGAGTACTCCATGATGTGCACAAGTTTTGTACCATCTTCACTCATTGCAATACCTGATCTAATATAAGTACCTAAGCCAATTACATAACTATCTTGTTGTGTCAGTGTCCCTGATAAATCAGCAACTGTCCAATCGTGTTCTACATCCGGTGTATACGGTTGCTTGTAGAATGTTGTTTGAAACTGCTGCGGTAATGTAGTTGTTACTTGGTATGGTGTTAAATTTGTAATGCGCTCCATTGGAACAAGCGTTGCCGTCTGCTGACTTGTTTGGAACGTTGTTGTCCAGCTAGTAGTCGTATTATGACTAGTAGCAAGCATTGTGTTAGTATATAACGTTGTTGTCCACGACGTTGTTGTTGATCTCGATGTACTCCACGAAGACGCTGTATTAAACGTAGTTACGTGTGATGTGTTTTGAGAATACGTGGTATTCCAAGTTGTTGTATAATTTGTTGTCCAGCTTGTTGTCCAAGAAGTGTTTTCCGTCCAACTTGTAGTTGTGCTGTTACTATATGCTGTATTCGCGTTCCAACTTGTGGTCGTGCTAATAGCAACTGCTGTGGATACGTTCCAGCTTGTGGTATAATATCCTGTTTTTGTCGTACTTACCGTCCATGATGTTGTATAAGACGTTGTATGACTTGTAGTTCTTGATCCGCTAGCTGACGTGGTTTTTGATGTACTCCATGTGGTAGACGTAATATGCGACGTCTGCCAAGATGTAAGCTGTACCCCACTAGTGTTAAAGTAGGTATACCAATAAGTTGTCCATGACATATCTACTAATTTTAATTACTATTTTGTAAATGATTGTGGGTTAATATTCCGTTACAGAAAAAAGTATCGTTATCTTCTGTGTCTATATCGTAAACAGTGAAATAACCGTCTTCTTCTGTTATACTAGTTATCAAAACTTCTTGATTGTTTTGATTTAAAAAAGAATCACCTTCTCTAAGTATATATAAAGGCAAAACCCTCCACATATTTAATTCCTTTTTCTTTGCTATACACATATGGTCTGCGGTAGCTCTAAACAGATTGTGATTAACGTTTATTATGTTATCGCGAATCGCTGGGGTACAATGTATAACTGTAGCTGGCCTTGTATTTAAAGATGAAATTTCATACGCCTCAAATTCATGTAAAGCTATATGATCTTGCGTATTAAAGCTACCGTTTTTTGACAAAACTTGCATTCCAGGTTGTAAGTCATCTACTAGTATACTTGTACCATCTGCTAAAGCTATTAATTGGTTGCTTGCAACGCATTGAAATTCACCAGGATCAAAACCGCCGCTACCTGTTGTTGATCTACTCGTAAACCTAGATGTTTGATGTGAAACATATGTTGACGCAGAAGTATTATAATACGTAGAATACGGGCCACCTGTAGTAAAAGTGGTTGTCCAACTTGTGGTAAACGACGTACTATATGAAGTCGTTTTTGATGTCGTTCTAGAATAAGTTGTGTTAGCTTGATATTGATAGCTAGTAGTTCGCGAATAGCCTGTATTCCTGTAACTATAAGTAGTCGTTGATCTAGAATAAGCCGTGCTCACAGAGTAAGAAGTTGTCGTAGAGCGACTATAAGTCGTAGCTTGCGATGTTGTTCTTGATGTTGTCTTTGACGTGGTTCTTGATGTAGAAACTTGCCAGCTTGTTGTATAACTCGTTGTTCGACTTGTTGCCCAAGTTGAAGATGTTGTAAACGTCGTGGTTGTACTTCTTGATACAGTGTATGAAGTAGCAACAACTGTTTTTAATGTATTGTATGTAGTAGAAGTAGATTGAGATGTTACTCTTGATGTATTCCAAGAAGTAGTTGTATTTCTCGAGGAATTCCAAGATGTCGTCTGGGTAGGTGTTGTCGTAAACGTAGTTGTTACGTTTGGCCCGTTTGTATTAAAAACGAATAATCTTTGAAATCCTATTTGCTTCATGTTAACTAAAATTACCTATATAATTCACTAATACGTTTGATGTGTCAACAATAAAATAAGATATAATTGCTAAGTCTCCTGAATCTGTTTGCCATACAACTAAATCACCATTTGGTGTTTTCATTATTGCTGGCAATGCTGCAGGAACTGTAGCCGCTGTGTTTTTAATTATAATGTTACCAGCTTGGCCAATTTGATCAGCGTCGACAGTAACAGCTATAGAATAACTTCCAGATGCTTCTAATATAAAGTTTAGATTATCTGCAAAATCTATGTTAAATACATTACTTGCATCTTTAGTCACCGTTGTCGGCGCTACAGATGTCATAGTAACTGGTACTCTTGTTAATGCCATATTATGCTGGTTGTGTTATTGTGTAAAAGAATTCTGGTGATGCACCGTCTTTAGTACATACTATTTGTATAAAATTCTTAGTTCCAGATGTAGAAACAAACGAACCGCCTAAATTACTTGCTGTAGATGGAAACGTTAATGATCCACCTCCACCGCCAGTTAAAACCAATATCTTAACCATACCTGCGGTAAAGTCTGTAAATGTAAGCGTGGTTGCTCCTGAAGTAACTGGCGTAAATCTAAATATCTGCGCACTGTTCCAATCTATTGTCATTGCGCTAGCTGCGCCAGGTTCTGCTACCGTCTGGAATTCATCCGCTATAACACCTGTTGATATTTTTGTTAATGCCATATTAATCGTCTTGAAACCAAAATTTTGTATTGAATGGCCTATTTTGACCAGAGCTATATGAGCCTTGCCCAATCATCCATATTAAATCTATATTTGCACCATAAGTAGGTACTGTATATGTTATGCCTTCTGCGTATCCATATCCTGTAGTTGGAGATGCTGTCACATCAGATGTTGGAACTGTTTGGTCTTGTCTCATAAAGATCACATTACCATTAGAATCATTCCACGCTAAATTATCTCCCCATGATGTTGAAGGATACCAACCAGGGTAATGACTAGCATTTGGGTTTGTCATTCTAAAGAATTGATAACCAGCTGCTTGTATGTGTAATCTTGTGTTTGGGAATGTAACGCCACCCCATGTTCCGTTAGAAGTAATACTTAAGTCCGAAAACCTATATCTTTTCATTCTAAACGGAGTGTTTGAAGAAACTCTAGCGCCACCGTGACTGCTGGAATAGCTACCACCGTTGTTGTTTAAGCAGGCAATACCTATTGTTCCATCAGATGTTAACTTAGGATATCCAGACGCAGGCTCACCTCCATGTCCCCCTAATGTTGCCCATGTAGAATCTATTCGTGCCCATGCTCCTGAAGTGCTCCCGCATTCAGATCCGTCCACACAAAAATAATAATTTCTGACCCTACCCGCTGCATCTGTAACCCAGTAATACCCATTTGTAGTTGCGTTTGAAGCAACATCGGCAAACGAAGTATAAGGATTAGCCTCAGAGTTTGGTACAAGAAGCAAAGGTTTAGACATCATTTGCGTAACGCCTATCATGACCAGGGAAAGTTTGACGTTTCATCAAAGCTATCTTTTTCTAATAGCGTTTTCATTTCGTCTTTTATAAACTGCGTTTCTGGACCGTTTTCTTCGTACCAAGAAAGGACAGTTGCTTCTGTCAGCAATTCATATGGTATAAAACCATCGGGTTCAATTGCTCCTAAGAAATCAATTTCATACTCCTTAGAAAACTGGTTGGTACCGTCAGAAGCAGTAACCTCAATAACTGCGCTTTTAACAGTATTGAGGTGTGCTCCATTATTTTTCTTAAGGGAAATAACTCTATTAGTGTAAGTTACTGCCATTATTTAAGTGCTGTTATAATTAATTTAGGTGCTGTGAATACATCTGTTCCACCGCCACTTGAGTACTGCGTCATATGCCACTTATACCAATAATTTGATGTAGAATATCCACGGCCCATAACTTTAATGGTTTTATCTGATGTCCAGCTTGCAAACTTAGCGTTAGCGTTACTATCTGTGTTAGCTGAGTTAATATCAAACACAGACGTTAGAACCACCTCATCCTCACGGTAATACCCACCAGAAGTGTGGTAGGTATCCGTGATTGCTGTATTATCTACGTACACTTGAAAGTGCCCGATATTGTGTGTTCCTTGATGCCATCCAATTTGCATTCTAAACTCATATATAACTTTAGTAGCATCTGCTGGCGGAGTATAATCAATTTGGGATCCGTTGACTTTTGTCCACGTAGTGGTTTGCCCACTTTGGTATCCAGTTACATTTTCAGGCGTAATTGTGTTACCAAAAGAATCCGTCATAGAATCTCCTTTGCATTGAAACGCAAGTTGCTCTAAAACATTGCTACCAGCTGGTGCTGGAAAAAAGCCTGTTAAATTACCCATATTATTGTCCTATAATTACCCAGCCTTCATCATTCCCTGAATAAATTAATTCAAAGCTTGCTGATGCTGTATCTAATGTTAAATCTGCGGTATCGCCCATTATCTTATTACCACCTGCTCCAAGTACACATGTGTCTACACCTGATCGGTTTGAAATCTTAATAGATTGACCAATCTTAGGAAGTGCTGGCAAAGTTAATGTTAAATTACC